TCTTAGTGCCATTACTTACCAGCTATTTCTCGTAGAAGATGTTTAATTTCAGACAATTCGCCTTTCAAAGATTCCACATCTGACTGAAGGTTTTTGATAATACCCGAAGCAGATGTGGACCTCTTACTATTTTCAAATAAACTTTTATCTGTATTTATTATGGCACCAGTAGTGTTGTCACGGTAGAGGTCATCATGCCCCTCTACCTTTGAAAATTTATTCATCAGTATGCCGCTACAATTCTCGCGTCTTGAATCTTAGGAATGTAACATGGATTGGATGCCTTCATAACAATTTTCACAGCAAACGAAGCAAACTCATCTAAATCAGAAATACTATACTTGTGCTCTTTATATGAAGATTGTGATTCAAACAATCCAGAAATAGATGCTTCGTTGGAAGGGATAACTTCAACATCAGGTAGACCACTATCATTGAATGCAGACCACTCAATATCATCAAATACTAGTTGAGAATTCACTGGTTTTACTTTATAGTAAACTTCAACATCATCTTGCGCTGCCATATTTGCAGTCAATCTAACTTCGACTGTTGTCGCTGGATTTGCAAGTGTTACTTCCTTAGTAACATATTTAGCGAGAGAAGTGCTATTCTTTGAAGTGGTGTCAGGAGTAAATCCTACGCCAGAAGAGTAATCTACAGCGGAAACTTCGACAAATCCTGGGACAGACTCATTTAAGTCAGTAGCATCTGCTGGCGAAATATTTTGATGCCATAGATTATCACCTACTCTGATAATATCACTTGCTTGATTAGCACCACTATTGGAAGAATTTCTAGCAAAATTGCCAGTAGCAGAAGAAGTGTAGTCACCATCAATCGGTGCTTTTTCTTCTAAGACTGTAAGAGTTTCAGTCTTATCATCCCAAGAAATAATGGTGCCGTAGATTTGAGTATTAAATCTATCAGAAAGATTCTCTTGGAAAGCTTCAACTTGTGTATTTGGAGTGAAGTTACTTACAACTCTAGTAATACCATTTGGAGAAACAGCAACACCTGTGTATGATTGGACACCAAATGTTAGAGTTTCTCCTGCTTGGAATACACTACTATTCTTAACTTTAACATAAATTAGAGACCCAACTACTTTGATGATATCACCACGGCAGTTTGAGATATCGCCAGTAACACTTTGGTCTACTGTTGGGATGATTGGGTCTCCTGCCTGGTCAACAGGAAGATTAGTTACATTAAACTTATAAACAGGGTAGAAAGAAAGTAACTTGAATCTTCTACCAAATCTGATTTCATTGCCTTTTGGTTTATCAACTTGAGTAGAAATGCACTTCACGGAAGAAGACCTTAAGTCAATAACAGGAGAGAGATTATCTTTGGTAGTAGAGAAAGTAAACTTATACTCTAGAGATTCCTCAATGTTATTCTTGACTTCATTGAATGTAGATGCAATGACTTTTTGGTTATCAAAGAAATGCTCTTCATTCAAGAATGTTGTCTCATAGTCAGACTGCTGATATGAGACATAGTTAGTGCCTGTTGAATCCTGTGGAATGATATTAGTTGTCTTAACATTCACATTGAATGGTGTTTCACTGAATGAAAGATAACCAATTCTAGGATATAGTTTTTCATACTTTCTATTATAAGAAGCAAGCACATTACTACCACCACCAAAAGTGCTAGACCCTGCGCCAAGTGGTGAAGTAATATTGTAAGAATTTAATCCAGAGTTGGAAACTTGATATAGCGTAGAGTTGATTGTTTCTCCTTCAATGCCACCAACATCAGATGCCTGACGGAATGTGACATATGATTTACCAGAGTCTTCAAAACCAGAATTTTGATGATTGACTTTGATAATCTTATTGTTATTTCTGAATAGAGGAGAATCAGCACTATCATTAGATGAAGCGTCTGTTTGAATTGGGTTGTAATCTAATAATTCGTATCCCAACTCTTCATTTGTCAATCTGATGTTTGCTGGAGTGTCAGTTACAAACACTGCTCTCTTCATAACAAACTTAATGTCTTGACTTAAATCTTCAGTCCATGCATCAACATTCTGAGACCTGTATACAGACCCAAGTAGAGGTTGCTGTGTAATAACTTGTGAAGTAGAAATATCTGTTTCACCAAGTCGTGAAGACCACAATCTATAGTCAGTTGAATCTGTTTCAATACTCAACGAATAATCTGTATTATTCTGGAGATAGATTGGATAATCAAATTTAAATCTAGTTGGTGATACAGAATCTAGAGTTTGACCGTCTTGTGGGTCAACAGAAACACCCATTCTAACTGCAGGAGTATCAATCTCAAGCACTGGCTCGATGACTGCTTCTCTGCTAATAGACCCATTAGGTCTTAGGATAATAGAAGGAGCATCAGTGTATCCAGACCCTTCTAGAAGAATGGAGGTATCAAATACTTCACCATTTGAGATGAATACGTTTGCTGTTGCAACACTTCCACCAGGAAGTTGTGGACTTTGAATGACTAGAGTTGCTGAATCATATCCTTCACCATAATCAGTAATATTAAGAGAAACGATTCTACCAGAATCTTTTGCAATAGTTACCGTTAGGGTAGTATTGTTGAGAGTATTGAATTCAGATAGAGAAGGAATAGAAAGACCTTCATTTGGTTGGAATCCACTACCATCGAGGCTGGTATAGTTTGAGAGGACTAAAGTATAAACTTGGTCATTGTTTATTCTGACAGTATTCTGAAGAGTGGGTAAGAGTTTGTTGCCATTTTGGTCAACTACCTCTTTAACAACACCTTTAACACCAGAAATGAATCCAGAAATTGTTTCACCAACTAACAAATCTAGACTTCCGCTAGCATAGATTCTCAGATAAGTATCTGAAGACCTAACAATTTCGGTGCCAGGAATAACATGTGTGCCTGGTTTACCAGAGTTTGTGTCTGTTAGATATACTCTAATTGGCAAGGTAGAGCTCTTTTGAGCAAAGTATAAATCAATATCAGTAACGAAACATCCGCCATCCATATTCTCAACACGGAATGTTTGAGATAGTGGACTTGGTTTTGCTTGTGTAGATGCGTTATCAATAAACTGGACTCCTTCAGACCCTTTGAGGAATGATGGGATAGTAGAAATGATAGATGCTGGTTGATTCGGGAAAGTGCCAGTAGCATAATACTTACACTCTGCGAAACTATCTACAGAATCGTCATTTAAATCTTCTTCGCTAGTAGTAAATCTAATAGTTTTGATTCCAGTAGTGAAGTTTAATTCTTCGCCTTCAGACTCATAAGCAACACTATTAATGTCACCCGTCCAAGAAGAATTTTGGAGAGGTGGTGTGCCAGCTGGGAAAATTAATAGACCACTAGCGTCACCATTTGAATCAGTCTTAATAGAAGACCCATCTTCATTTACGCCGAATGGACCAAGAGAATTTCCAGGAATACCTGTATACTTGACATCTTGACAGACATAACGTGCTACGTTTCTACCATCAATAAATGCATAGAATTTAGTATTTGGTTTTAGTCTTCTTAGATTAAACTTGATTGCTTTAGATCTTGCATACAATTGCAACGAAGAAGCAACAGTTGTTTGGGCAGTTGACGTAGTTGTAATACCTTTGCCAATCTCATTATTTTGTGGACTGATGTTAGAAGAAGTAGAAACTGTCGCTGCTACAACGTTTGCTTCTGTATTTGAAGTGATGTCATTCAGCGAGCTAATATTATAGAATGCTCTGTTTGTGCCAACCCAGTTGGTAATATAGAAGTTATTGAGACTTGCATAACCTTCTCTAGCATCTAGTTTATTGACAAATACTGAGAATACTTTTGTATCATTGTTTAAAATATTTGGAGTCTGAGTATTGTCATACCAGTGGTCAATAGATGGTGAGATAGAAGCATCCCCAACATATTGGACAACTACGAATGGGTTTGGATTAATCTTGCCATCTGCTGTTGCAAACTTATTGTAAATAAAGTCTTGAGTTGCATATGGAAGAGTCAATACCTCACCAGTCTTTTGATAACCAGCAACAGACCTTTCCTGATTAGTAGTGGAGATTTCTCTCAATCCATATGAGTTTTCGACTGTAGGTGCAGTCAATACAGACTGTTGTGTATCAATAGAGCACTTATAGTCTAATGACTTTAGATTACCTACTGCATGATTCTCAAAGTTATCTACGATAATACCAGACTTAAATCTGTCTAAACCGATATCATCTTTGATTTGTGTATTGAATGTTTGCTGCTCAAGAATACTTAGAGTAGTGTAATACTCTAGACGCTCAACACGCTTCTCCAACTTACCGATATCACGCATCGTGTAACGACGATTATCAACGGGTGTTACACGGATATCTTTAACATTCTCTGTATATGCAGGAATAAAGAGATAGTATAGAGCAATCGCATCATCAGGAGATTCTGGTTTGGATGGATTGAGTGAAGAGTTGCCCTTCTTGACAATAAAGTCTCCTTTTTTATTGAGGAAGATACCATCAATTCTATCGAGATACTGCTTACTATTGAATCCGAAAGTATATTCTAAATTCTCGTCATGAGCAGGTGTTGCAGAAGGAATACCACCAGACCCGTTGAATGAAATAGTATTATTACTTGCTAGTAATGCCTTGTCTTGGAATCCAGAAATAATAGAGTTAACATCTACTTTAGGTCTGAAGTCAACCAAGTCTGCAAGATAAACTCTTCCCAGAGAAGGTGAATTGAAGTATGGAATATCTGTTGTTGAGACACCAGTGAGAAGATATGAATCAACAGTGCAGAAATCGCCAGCAGAATGCTCGAAGTAATTGAAGACAATTACAAGTTGACCAGCAGGAGCATCAAAACCAGGCTTCAATACAAGACGAGAGACATCATAGAAAGTATCTCTCTGACCATCATCAAATGTAAATCTCTCGGTTACGTCATAACCTTCAATTACATTGTTTTGGTCATCTAGGGTGGGAGGATTGGATACAGACCCCTCAAAGACTTTAATATCAGTGCCATAAACACCAAATGCGTCTGCATATGAGATGACATCTGCTGTCTTAGCATCGTAATCATAACCACGGAAAGGAATGACCTTATCGCCAGATGATACGACAACGATTCTTTTGTTTCTAATAGCAGTCTTTGTTTTAGGAGATGCTTTATCAACTTCAATAGTTGCAGTTAACTTCAATACAACATTTGATGCTGAAGATGCGTCAGACCTAAAGGTTAGATTGTCTAAGGTAATAGAAACGCCACCAGAAGACAATGCAGATACTTGGT